TTGAAAAGATGATTTGTTTGGAAGGATAAAAAAATAGAAATGAAAGGTAGGAAAATGTAGGAATGAGATTATTAATGCATGTTTTGAGCAAAAATGACCGATTAGGAATAGATAATACAACAGCTACTTCAAAGGAGATAATAGATAAGGTTAAGGAAGAGTTTGAGGAAGTGGTTGAAGCAATAGAAAACTATGACAATGATAAATCACTTGTAAATCTAAAGGATATTATTAGAGAAACCTTTGATTTAATACAGATGTGCATATTAATCCTTTGGCGCTGTCATAGAAGTGCTTTGACATTTGATGAACCATTATTGATTCAAGATATTAACATTGAACATAAAGATAAGTTGATAAGTGAAAGACAGTGGACTATAGAAACTGGAATTGAGATTGATATAAAGGAGTGATGCTAATGATAGCTCTGGAAGAAATTAAGCAACGAATAGACAACAATCTAAAAGCTTTAGGGGAATTGGATAAGAAGTTTTTAAAAGCATACAGACCAAAAGCTTGGGTAGAAGGTACAAGTTACAATGATTATGATTCTATTCATGGTAGTAAGAAAGAACCAAGAGTAGAGGATTATTACAGAGAAAGACAAAAGTTATTAGCATTGATAGAGCTTGATGAACAATTAATGGTATCTATAGGTATGCAAATTAATGAGGATGAGTATGCGAAACTATTAAAAACTAACCATCAGAAAGTTGAATTTTATAGATTCATAAAGGGGTATACGCAATTGAGAACAGCAGAGCTCTTAGGTTTGAGTGAGAGACAAGTGCAAAGAATAGAAAAAGAAATTAAAATGTCGTCCTTGATGTCGTGTACACTTGATTTTAGATAGTTTATAATAGTATCAAGGAATTTTAGATTTGAACAAAAGAGAAATTAAAATCTCTCCTCTATTTACATGAGTATAGACCAGTAGAAACAAAAAATATATTTGAAAGGAAGTGGAATCCCTCCATGGCTTGAGAATATATAGTAGCTACTGGTTTATTTTATGATTATTTGAAGTTTATAGAAGGAATATGGCAACTTTTGTATAATTGTATTATACTAGAGGTGAGATTTTAATGGATAAAAGATATCAAATTTTTATAAGTTCAACATTCGCAGATCTTGAGGAAGAGCGCAAGGAAGTAATGGAAGCAATAATTAATTTAGATTGCTTTCCAGCAGGGATGGAAATGTTTCCTGCTGCTGATATAGAACAATTTGAATACATAAAGAAAATAATAGATCAAAGTGACTATTATGTGTTAGTTATAGCAGGAAGGTATGGTTCTGTTGCAGAGGATGGTATTAGTTATACAGAAAAAGAATATATTTATGCTAAGGAGAAAGGAATCCCAGTATTAGTATTCGTAAAAAAAGACATTGATAATCTTCCAGTAAATAAAACAGATAACAATCCAGAATTAAGAGCAAAATTAGATGAATTTAGAGATAAAGCTATGAACAATAGGTTAGCTAAATTATGGAATGAAAGTCTGGAACTTAAATACAACGTTCATGATAGCCTAACAAAATCATTTAAATCATCTCCTAGAACTGGGTGGGTAAAAGGTGATAATGTTGCAGACGTTGAAACATTGAAAAAATTAGAGGAATTGAGAGTAGAAAATGCTAAATTAACTAGTGAAAACAGCGAATTAAGAGCTGAGATAAATAAGAAAGAAGAGATAAAGAATATTGCGCAAGGTGATGATGAATTCATAATTAGATACTCATATAGGTCTGAGCTTAGAGGTTTTGAAAGGAATGGAGAAAGCAGTATCTCATGGAATAAGTTATTTGAATTAATTGGGCCAGAATTTATAGTAAGTCAAAGCATATATAACGCAATTGAAATAGTAGAAAATGCAATTAAAAGATTTGATAAAACTCGTATTTATAGTCTATCAATTAATAAAGATGATTTTAACACTATTAAGTTGCAATTGGACGCACTAAATTTAATTACCTGCTTTGTTTCGCAAAAAGTTGGTGGTGGAGTAGCTGAATTTATGCAATTAACTAAACATGGTAAAGAATACTTGAAAAGATTAAAGGTACAGGTGAAGAAAGAAGAAAATTAAACGAATTTACTATGAACTCATATTCTTATGAGTTCTTTTTTATTATTTTACATAGAAAGTGAGGTGGCATTAATGGCCAAGTTATCTAACAAGCAAAAGCTGTTTTGTGATGAAGGAATGTATTCTTATTCTATTACTTGAAATTTATAGAAGGAATATGCCGACTTTTGTATAATATTAGTATTGTACAGGAGGGATTTCACATGGCAAAGAAAAAATTACAAATATTCATATCATCAACATATATAGATCTAATAGATGAAAGACAAGCGGCAGTAGAAGCGATTCTTGGGTCTAAGCATATAACAGCAGGTATGGAATTATTTCGAGCAGGCAACACTTCGCAATTAGATACTATAAAAAGGTGGATAGATGAATCAGATATCTATATGTTAATTTTAGGTGGAAGATACGGAAGTATAGAATCAAATTCAGGAAAAAGTTATACACATATTGAGTATGAATATGCTTTAGATAAAGGTATACCAGTATTTGCAGTAGTATTAAGTGATGAATTTTTACACAAAAAGGCTGCTCTTAGATCTTATGAGGTTTTTGAAAAAGAAAACAAAGATAAATATCTGGAGTTTAAAAAACTTGTAGAAAGTAAAATAATAAAATACGTAGATGATTGTAAGGATATAAAAATAGCAATAAAGGATTCAATTTCTGAACTTGAAGAAGAATACGAATTAGTTGGCTGGGTTAGAAGCAATGAAGGTGATACTGGCCAATTACTGCAACAATTAAATGATACCAGGTTAGAGTGTGATAAATTGAGAAGTGAATTAGCCGAATGTAAAAGAAGTATTGTAGAAAATAACACAATAGAAACATTCGCATCAGGAGAAGAAAAAACAGAACTAAGATATGTATACATGAATATAGAAGATAGATACATAGAAGATATATATTTAGAAAGTAGTGAAATAAGATATTCAGGTGGTAATGTTTATACTATCGAATTTTCTTGGAATCAGATTTTTATGCTTGTAGCAAAGCATATCTTTAAGGAAGGTTATATATCAAGATATGATGTTAATAGAATATTCAGAAATGAAATAATTAAAAAGAATGATGTAGATTGCCAGGCAATATTAAGTGAAGATGATACTATAAGAATATTAGTCCAATTAGAGAAGTTAGATTTAATCATAAATAGTAAAAGTAACCCAAAACTTTTTAATTTTACGAGACGTGGTCAAGGAGAATTTCAAAATAGCCTTATAGAAAGAAGGAAATAAAAACTAAATAGAAAGTGAGGTGACATTAATGGCCAAGCTGTCAAATAAACAAAAGTTGTTTTGTGATGAGTATCTAATTGATCTTAATGTCACACAAGCAGCTATAAGGTCAGGATACAGCAATTCATATGCAAATAAAAAAGCTTTTTTATTGATGGAAAAACCTGAAATAAAAAAGTATATGGATAAGCGTATGAAGGATAGAGAAAAAAGAACTGAGATAACTCAGGATATGGTACTGGAAGAGTTAAGAAAGATAGCACTTGCAAAACCAACAGATTTCTTTGAAGTTGAAGACATGGGGCAATATAAGAGAGTTAATATTATAGCTACAAAGAATATTCCGGAAGATAAGGTCGCTGCTATAGCAAGCATAAAACAAGGTGCTAATGGTATTGAAGTTAAACTTCACGATAGGCTTAGAGCTCTAGAGCTTATAGGTAAGCATTTAGGAATGTTTAAGGATAAAGTTGAAGTGAGCGGAAATATCAACAACCCATTTCAAAATTTAACTACAGAACAGTTATTAAAGATTGCAGCTGATGAAGATGGATAGAGAGTTAATTAAATTAGGTGCTAAATGTGAACTTGCAAGACGTGAGTTCTTTTTTTATTGCAATTTAAAAGCACCTGATTTTTATAAGCCAGATAGAAAATATCTTGTAGAGCTCTGTAGTGATCTTCAAGAGTTTTATGAGCGTGAAGATGAAGTATTAGTCATCAATGAACCTCCTAGACATGGTAAGTCAAGAACAGCAGGTAATTTCGTTGAATGGGTTCTGGGCAAAAATCAAAATGAAAAGATTATGACTGGATCCTACAATGAAAAATTATCGACTATGTTTTCAAAAGGTGTTAGAAATACAATTCAGGAAGGTAAAGCGGATAAATACAAAGCAGTTTATAGTGATGTTTTTCCTGGTGTAAATATAAAACATGGTGATGGAGCTATGAACCTTTGGAGTTTAGAGGATGGATATAATAATTACTTAGCAACTTCACCAACAGGTACCGCGACAGGTTTTGGTGCAACACTTATGATTATTGATGACTTGATTAAGAGTGCACTAGAAGCGAATAATGCTGAAGTGTTAGAAAAGCATTGGGACTGGTTCACTAATACAATGCTTTCAAGACTTGAGGAAGGTGGAAAAATAATAATCATTATGACTAGATGGCATAGTGAGGATTTAGCTGGAAAGATACTTGAGTGGTGTAAACAGGAAAAGAAGAAATATAAGCATATTTCTATGAAAGCTATTCAAGATGATGGTACTATGCTTTGTGATGAAGTTCTTTCTCATAAAAGTGCAATGAGTAAAAAGAGTGCCATGGGTGCTGACATATTCAGTGCTAACTATCAGCAAGAGCCTATTGACCTTAAAGGTAGATTGTATAGCAGCTTTAAAACATATACTAAATTACCTACAGATGATAAAGGAAGACCAGTATATACTGCAATTAGGAATTATACTGATACAGCAGATACGGGAGAAGATTATTTATGTTCAATTGATTATGTTGAATATGACAAAGAAGCTTATGTTATTAATGTTCTATATACTCAGGAAAGTATGGAAAAAACAGAAACTGCTACAGCTAAAATGTTATATGAAGATGGAGTAAATAAGGCTGATATAGAAAGTAATAATGGCGGAGGTGGATTTGCTAGAAGCGTTAAGAGAATACTTAGAGATAAGTTCAACAGCAATAAGACAATCATCAAACCATTCCACCAGTCAAAGAATAAACAAGCAAGAATATTGAGTAATGCAACTTGGGTTATGGAGCATATTTATTTTCCTGCTGGTTGGAATAATAAATGGCCAGAGTATTATGATGCTATGATTAAGTATCAACGTGAAGGTAAGAACAAGCATGATGATGCTCCGGATGCAACAACAGGTATAGCTGAGAAGATAAATGGATCAAATGGAATGGGAATATTAAAATAAGAATTTAACAGAAAAATATTGTTGCTAATTGTAACTTTTAAAAGGAATACACCAACTTTTGTATAATTTATTATATAAAAGGGGGAGTTTAAATGCCATATGATTTTGCTAAAGAGATTAAAAATGTAGTAAATTGTGCTAAATTTGATGAAGATGATTTTGAGTTAATAAATAACGGACGTGATATAAGTATAAAATACATCTACAGCAAGAAAGGATATTGTTTTAAATTTAATATACCTGATACTAAAGAAGAAGTCAGAGATAATAATTCAGTAAGTCTTGGACTTTATCAAACTACAAAATGGCGTTATGTTTTTAATGGAACGTTTATTCCAGGTAAATATGCGAACCGAGAATCATTCACATGTTATAGTTTTAGTGATGTTAAAAATGAAATCAATAACTGGATTAATAACTTATATGAGGAACTTAAAAAAACGTCAGATGAAGAGTTAGCTAAAACTGGTGAAAACAGTGAAGAATTTGAAAAATATCAAAAACAGTTTGAAGATATAGAAAAAATGATTGATGAACAAATGGATGACAATGAGGTTTTTTCACAAGAAGATAAGGAACTATTTAGCAAAAAATTAGATGATATTAAAAATGAATTTGATGAACAACTAAAAAAGGTTATACTAGAACAAGAAACTTTAAAAGTTGAATTAGATAAAGTAAATGAAGATTTTTCGAAATTAAAAGATTCACTAAATTACATGTCAAAAAGGAATTGGGGAAAGAAATTTTTGAGAAAGACAAAAGAATTTTTTAAGGATGATAATAAAAGAAAGATAGCATTTACTTTATTAAAAGGAACTAATATTTTTCTAAAAGAATGTAATATTGATGTACCTTTATTAGATGAAGGAATAGAAGCAATAAACCAAATATCAGGAGATAAATAATAGAAAATTTTTAACTTAAAAAATAGCGTAAAATTATTTAAAGAGCTCTAGAAATAGGGTTCTTTTATTTTGCCCGAAAGAAGGTGGACTAATTGGAGTTAGATGTAATTAAAAAGTTAATAAAGGATTATACATTAAGGCATGCAGATATGATAACAAAGTCACTGACAGCCGAAAGATATTACGCAAATAAAAATGATATTTTATTCATAGAGAAAAAGACAGATGAAGCTGAGAATCCCTTAAGAAATGCAGATAATAGAATATCTAGTAAGTTTCATGGATTATTGGTAAATCAAAAAGCAAGCTATATGTTTACTGCCCCACCATTATTCGATATTAAAAATAAAGATGCAAACAAAAGTATATCTGAGGTCTTAGGTGATGATTACGCAAAAACTTGTAAAGACATATGTATTAATGCTGCTAATAGTGGAGTTGGATGGCTGCATTATTGGATAGATAAAAATAAGAAGTTTCAGTATGCTGCAGTTGATAGCAAACAAATAATTCCTATATGGTCCAAGAGTTTAAAAAGAGAATTGTTAGGCGTTTTAAGGGTCTATGAGGAATTGGGAGAAGATGGGCAGACATATGATGTTTATGAGTATTGGAATGACACTGAATGTCAAGCTTTTAGAAAACTTACAAGTTCTACTATTGATGCAGGATTAGAAGCATATACAATGTTTACGAGCTTCATAGTTGATACTGAAATAACAGAGCAAAGTGATACATTCCAACATGATTTTGGTGCAATTCCTTTTATACCATTTTTCAATAACAATATATCAACAAGTGATTTAGATGACGTTAAGTCACTAATAGATGTTTATGATAAAGTCTTTAGTGGTTTTGTTAATGATCTTGAAGATATCCAAGAGATTATATTCATACTGACTAACTATGAGGGTGAAAGTCTTGGAGAATTTTTAGGACAATTAAAAAAGTATAAAACTGTTAAGGTTGAGAATAATGGAGAGTCAGATAAGAGTGGATTA